ATCTTTTGCTCTTATGAGTAATCCATAATCACTTGTAGTATCTTGCTTTTTGTATTCTCCTAAAATAACTCTATTTATATTATCTCTATTAACTAATATTTGATTACCTACAATTTGAATAGAGCCATTAGTACTAATTATTCTAAACTTACTTGTACTTATATCTCCTGCTCTAAGTTTATTTAGTTCTAAATCAGATATTTGTGCTGATCCTATAGCACCCTCTGCTATTATTCCACTTCCTGCAGTTATGGAATTGGCTTTAAAATTCTTTGCTGTAAGATTTCCAGCAAGTTGATTTTCTACACTAAGTGTTTTACCTTCTAAAATTTTAACTCTTTCTACTGCTACATTAAGTTCATTTATATCTGCTTTTCCAATTAATGCATGTTGTAGCTTTGATTCTAAAGCATTAAATTCTATTGTACTAATTTTAGTAGACTGTAAATCTCTAATTTTTGCATTTAATACTGTTAAATCTTGTGCATACAAATTATTTATTCTAGCATCTATTGCATCTAATGAATCTATACTGGCTTTTTGTATTAATGCTTTCTTTATATTTGCTTGTTCAATAGAATAGTTTTCCATAGCTTGTGTAATAGAGCCCTTACTATCAAACTTATCAGAACTTTCTGTTTTACCACTTGCTTTTAATTCTGATTTAATACCACCATTATAAATAAGCTTTTGCTCCATAATTAATGTATTATATTCTTTGCCATTTACATCTGATATTACAACTTTATCTCCAGCTTGAACTGCTGGATTTCCTTGCCAAATTAAAGTATATGGTCTATAAGTAAAATCCTTAAATTTATTATAAAGATCATTAACAATGTTTTCTGTAATTACTGGATTATCAATTATTATTTCTGTATTAGAGCCTTTACTAAAAGTCTTTTCTCCATTTTTAGCTGTTACTTTTGATATAACATAATCTTTATCATTTGTTTCAAATTTAAAGAATGTATCTGGTGTTATTCTTAAATCAGTATCTTCATAAGATATTATTTCTAGTTCTCCAATTCTATTAAATCTAGCAAAACATCCTATAAGTGTTGCAATAATTCCTATTGCTTGTCTAAAACTATATCCTTTTATTTCATCTATAGAATAATTAGGTAAAACAGATTTACAAGATATATTAGATTTTTTACATATTTCTTTTAATACTTCATTTATATTAACTGGATATTTTAAATCAGAAAAATAAGCTCTTTCTAACTTAATCATGTTATCTACACATTCCAACTTAACTTTTTTATCTTTTATTGCTACATCATCAACTGTAAATACCCCTAATGGAATATATTCTATTTTATTATCCAATTCCAATCCTATATATGGCTTTACTATTGCTTCTTCAAAGATAACATTATTATCAACATCAATTAAATTTATTTCAAATGTATTAGAAGCAACAGAGCCTAAAGAAAAGTTATCTCCTGGATTAACACTTTCATTTAGGCTCATATCAATAATATTATCATCATTATATTCTGTATCCCTTATTACAACTTTACTTACAAAACATCTTCCTCCAAGTTTTCCTATTTCATTTTTATAACTATCTGATACTTTAAACAAACATTAACCTCCTTTCTCTTAAGATTAATGTTTTTATTACTCTTCTAACATAAAATCAATAGACATCATTTCACTTGGACTCATATCATAACCATTTAATAAATCTAATTTAAACTTATGAACATCAATTTCAACTTCTATGTCTTGTAAATCTTTCATATCTTTATTCCATTTATCCATTTTTTCAGGATCTATAGAATAATTACCATCTTCTATTTTAAGATTGCCATCTTCATCTTTTAGACAACATTCATCTAATATTTTTTCTCTTCCTTTATTGTAGTGCTTTAATTCACTCTCTATTTTTGAAATATTTTTACCTATTGCATAACTAACCTTTACCGGTAACTTTCTATTACTTATTTCTCCTAACATTCCTACTTTTTCTATTATTTCTTTATTTGTTAACTTAGCCATTTTAAAATCCTTCTTTCTTAAATTTATTTAATATAAAAAGAGCCTACATAATGTAAGCTCTTAAACTAAAATACAAAGCAGTTTAATCCTTTTGCTACTTCATTTGCCTTTGTTCTAAATTTTTGTACTTCTGCTGCAACTAAAGCTGAATTTGATTTAAATAAATTCATATCATTTACATAAGTTTGAATATTTGCAACTCCATTTTCTACTAAGCTACAATTCATACTCATAACTTGTTGTTTCATTCCATTTGTTTCTATTTCTACAAACCCATTTAGATTTGTAGTTTCACTTATTGTACTTGTTATTTTTATTTCATCTGACATTTTAAATTCCTTCTTTCTATTTTTCTATTAAATTAAAAGATAGGCCTTGCCACATATTGCTTTTAAAATCAAAAGCCGGTGCTGACCTATCTCCTGTATAAAATATTTTTGTTATTTGTCCTTCCATTGGATCCGGATAAGAAACTGAAAAATATACTCCACTTATTGAATTTAATATAGTTTTTATTTCTTTTGATGTTAATGGACCCCACTCACATTCTAATTTTCTTGTAACCCTTATTCTATCTCTAAGCATTACACCCCTAGCATTTCTATTTGTATTTTCTCCATCCAAATCCAATATATTTACCTTAAAACTTTTAGGAGCAGTAACTTCTACTCCATTTATTGATAAGCTTATTGTTACCACCTCCTAAATTTTTAATAGCTGTTCTCCAGCTTGTCTATTAACTTTATTTATGGTTCTTATAGCAATTTTACCAAACTCTGTTTCTCCAACTTTTAATATTATATCTCCCATATCTCTATCGTTGTTTCCACCATCTTTATATTCCTTATCTTCTTTGCTTTCTTTTATAGCTTCAATAATTGCCTCTTTTAATTTTTCTAAATAATTAGAATAATTAGTGTTTTGATTATCTATATTAGAATTTTGCCCAAGCATTGTTAAATCCGGTTGTTGTAATATACTACTAGATGTTGATAAGATATTACTTATTCTTTCTGTTAGTTTATTAGCAAGTAAATCTAATCCGCCTGTGTTATTTTCTAAAGGTACAACGGCTTCTGTTCCTGCTTCCCCTACTACTGCCTGTGTAGGTTTATCAACTATACCACCTTTAGCCAAGTAAGGCATTTTAGGAATGTTTACTCCAAAGTGTTGTCCTCCTACAAATGGTACCCAGCTTGGTGCTGTAAAGCTAATAGTATTTAATCCATCTATAGCCATATTAACAAGACCTATAACTGCATTTAATGGAGCCTTTGCAATTCCTCCTAATGCTTGGAAAGCTCCTCTAAATATTTCTTTAACTCCATTCCAAGCTCTTCTCCAGTTTCCCGTAAATATTCCAGCAACAAAATTAATTATTCCATTAAATACGCTTCTTACTCCACCAAAGATATTACTTACATTCCTTAAAAATGCATTTAATAGGTTTCCTAATACACCAAAACTTTTGGACCAATCTCTTTGAAATACTCCTTGTAACCATACTTTAAATTCATAAAATATTTGTTTTATTTTAGCCCAAACTACTTTAGCTTTTGCTTTAATAACATCCCAATTTTTGTATAATGATACTCCTATAGCTATTATTGCACCTATCGCTACAATAGCTATTCCTATAGGATTGCTTAAAAAAGCAATTGCAGTGCCTAATAATCCTGATCCTACTTTTATTATACTCATTATATTTCCAAATAATTTAAATGCTTTTGTTGCCAATGATGTACCAATTTTTACAGCACCTATAGAACCACCAAGTAATCCAAATGCTGTTATTATTATATCTAAAACTGGCTTTCCACTTCCCATTAACCAAGTAATAAGTCCACTAAATGCATCTAATATTATTCCTACTTTATCTGCTACTATAGCTATAACTGGAGCAATATTATTCACAAACCAATTAACCATAGGTACAACAAATTGAGTATAAATATATCCAGCTAATTCAAATATCTTAGCACCTAATCTTATAAATCCTTGGAATAAATGACTTCCACCATTATCCCAAACATAAACTAATTTTTGAGTTAAGTTTTCAAGAACTTTAGCTGTTGAATGAAGTATTGCCATAAAAGTTTTTGCAACTCCTGGACCAACTTCTCCCCAAACTTGCCTTAAAGAATCACCCATATGTTTAATTAATGTTAATACATTTAAGAATGCATTAGCTAGTGTTTGTACTATTGCTGTTCCTATTCCACCTGCATTCCAAGCATTAGCAAAAGTAATTCCTATATCACCAATAATATTAAATATGTTTTGTAAAATCTGTAGAATAACAACAAGTATCGCTTCACCAGTTCCATTTGTCCATACTTCCAAGAAACTATGTCCAATAGACCTTATTAACTCCCAAATTCCATGTAATGCATATTTAATACTTGCAATAGTTGCAGCACCTTCTCTAGCCCATGCATTTTTAAATGGTTGAAATATTTTTGATATAATATCTTTTAACTTTTCTACCATTGCATTTATTTTTTGCATTGCTACACCTGTAGGTCCTAAATCTATACCAGGTGTAACCATTGGAATAGAACCTGCACCACCGCCACCTCCACTTGGAGATTTAGGTGTTTTATCTGTATCTTTAGGCATACTTAATTTGTTTATTTCATCAAATCCAGCTAATGCTCCTTGAATTTTCTTTTTAGCTTTTGATGCGGAATCGCCTATTTTATCTACAGCTCCAGAAGTTTTATGTCCTTGTTTCTCCATAACTTTCATTGCTGCTATTGATGAATTCATACTCTTAGCAGCACCAAAACTTGATTTATATGTTTTCCCAAACAAAGCACTTATAAAAGCTGCAATATATGCTGTTACAGTAGCAAGTCCACTCATAAGAGCATTAAGTGCCGGTAAAACTGCTTGATATATAGGCATAAATGCAACCATTAGATTTGTTCTTACTTGTGCTAAACTATTAGCAAATTGTGCATTAGTCATTAAAGCACTACCAATATAACTTCCAACTGCTGAAATACCTTTCATTATAATAGGAAATACAATACCCCATTTAAACATACTGTCTATAAACATTCCGGTTGCACTTCTTGCACCATTCATATTATTTCTAAATTGTCTTGAATTATTGTTAGCATTTCTTAAACTTCTACTAGCATTATTAGCTACATTAGCGGTTCTTTTAATACTATTATTAGCTTCACTAACTCCAACGCTTGAATTTCTAGATGCACTACTTAATCTTTCAAACTCTGCATCTAAGTCAGCAAGTTTAAATCCAGTTTTATCACTTTGAGCTGTTAATTTATTTATTGCAGCTTCCGTTTTTAAAATTTGCTCTTCTATTTTATTTTTTCTAGCTTGATTAAAAGTAGAATTATATGTTTGTCTTAGACCTGCTAACTTTTCTTGTTGCTGTTCTATTTTTCTATTAGTTATGTCTAAACTATTAGATAAATTATCTATCTGTGCTTTTATACTTTCTAGATTAACAGTATTACTTTTTGGTGGTCCTCTTGAACTAACTGCCTTTCCAGTAGTTTGGCTAGGCATTACAATATTCTTTACAGGTTCAAAATTCAAAGGAATATTTATTTTTTTAGCTTTTGCAATAATACTTTTTATGCAATCTAAAGCTCTTTCCTTTATTTCTTCAATAGTCTTTAATATATTTTGTTTGCTTTTTTCAAGATTAGAATTTATTGTTTCATCTATACTATTGAAAGCTCTATTTAAAGACTCTGTAATACCATTAGTCAATGAACTAAAGTCAAATTTTCCTGTAATTCCTTCTAATGATTTACTTATTTTATTTCCTATACTAGAAGCCATTTCTTCTATTTGTTTTTCTATATCACCATCTTGTATCTCTAAATCAAGACCAATTTTACCTACACTATCATTATCTGCCACTAACTTCACCTACCTTTCATCTAAAATAAAACAAGCACCTAGATTTAACTAAATGCTTGTTTAAATAATTCTTGTATTTCTTTTATTTGCTGTTCTTTTTCTTCATCTGTCATTTCTTCTAATTGCTTACTTCTCCATTCATCTTTAATCTTATGTTGTTCTTTAGTGAAACTCTTTAATATTTCTTCATCATCTTCACTTCTAATACTTATTATCTGCCCTAAAGGTGTTTTAGGCATTATTCCACTAAGTAAAGTGCAAAATTCATCCCAAGTCATATCTGGTTCATTTCTTAATCTAATGCCATATTGAGCGGTAAATGAAGCATCTATAAGCTCCCAATCTTCAATTAAATCATACCATTGATTATTTTTCTTCTTTTTGAAATCGCTCCATTTCTTTTTTACCTATTTCCTCAATTTCTTCAAGTTCTAAATTTGATATAGCTGCCATTATGGCATTAGCTATTGTACTGTATGAATCTAAGCTTAACTCTAAGCTTTCTATATACTCAAAAGCTTCTTTAGGTAATGAAGCTTTTATTATTTTTTCTAGTAATTCTATATCATCATTTTTACTTTTATCTTTATTTTTTTGATAAAGATTGAATATATATATAGCATTATTCTTGCTATTATTTATTTTATATTTATGATCTTCATCTATTTCTAAAAGTGGTCTTTCATTTGTTATTTTATTCATTATGTTATATACCTTTGCCATTATCTATACCTCCTAATGTCCTGAACCTGATGATACTGTTGGTCCTGGTGTATATGTTGGTTTTCCATCACCTTTTAAATCAAATTCAAGTGGGGCAACCTTTGTACTATCATCTCCACCTACATTTTTAACATCAATTACACAATCAAATGCAAGCTTTGAACCATCTGGGAACTCTATTTCTCCCTTTGTACTACAATCTAATCCGTCTTTCCAAGCAACACTTGCAACATAATCATTACCTGGATCACCTACATTTCTTTTTCCTTTAAGAGATACTGAAAATGCTTTTCCTGTCATTAAATTTCTAGCCCATCCCATTGTATCCATTGGAGTCCAATCTTGAACTTTGCCATCTATTTTTATACCAAAGTTCTCCATATCGGCTATAGTTTGCATATCTTGCGATTGGCTTTCCTTTCCTTTTGTTCCTATCTTAAATTTAAGATTATATACTGGAAATACTCCTGTAAATCCTGCCATAATATATTACCTACCTTTCATGTATTATATTTACTTCTATCACATATTCATATATACCGTCTTTATCTGTTCCGACACTTATAGGTTCGCTAGTTCTCATATTAAAATCTATAACTCTCTTTCCTCCTATAATGGAATCTTGTCCAAATAAAGCGTTATATACTTCTTGTGCTTTTTGTTCTGCTATATTAGCATTCTTTCCCCAATGTATTAATATAGAAATAGCCTTAGTGGAATAACCTGTATTTGCTAATCCTCCTAAAGCTATATGACTTCTTGGCCCTCTTATACTATAAATACCTATGCATTGTTCCTTAGTACCGTCTATCTTTCCTATATACCATTGAGGACATTCTATTTTACTTTTTAAATATTCTCTTACTTCACTTAGTAACATTACTTTATCACTCCTTTACTAAACATTTTTAAAAAGTGCTTATAAGTATCTGTTACAAATTCTTTGTTATCTCCATCAACATAAGATTGCATCCACTTCCCTTGTGCATTTACATTTTTATCTTGCCTAAAGTTATACTCTGGATGCCAATATAACCTCCTTGCATATGGTGTATCAAAAATTATAGATGTTACTCCAGAATCTATTCTTGATAAATCAACAAAACCACTTCTTTCAAGTTCTCCACTATCTTTAGGAACTACAGCACTTGTTTTTATATCACTTAAAATATTTTCTGTAGTTTCTTCTAAGGCTTTATTTTTAGCATTTATTAATGTATTTATCTTTGCTCTATCTAATTTTATTGTTACTTTTGATTTCATTAAATGAGCTCCAATTCAGTACTAAATACAGAACCATCTGGATTTCGTGGTCTTGATGATTTATAAATATCCTTTTTAAGTTCTCCAATTTTAATATATCCTTCTATTAATTTATTAGGATAAATATCCCCTTCAACAATAACTTTGCCTGAAAGAGTTACTAACCTTCTTTCAGCATCTAAAGTTTGCTTACTCTTTTCATTATAATTACATAATCCTTCATAAATTAAATCTTCTAATGGTTCACCATCTTCATTAATAAATGTTTGATAGACTTTTACCGGAGTATTTAAAATCCATTTTGGGAATGGTAACTTAACACCCATACTTATAGCCTCCTACTATTTAAACCAGTTTGAGATATATAATTAATTACCTCTTTAGTTGTAGTTATTCCATTTACAATACTTCCATTAAAACTAACAGATGTACTTCCAACGCTATAACTACTTAAAGGCATATTAATAAATTCACCATATTGCTCTATAAATTCTGCTTGTAGGCATATTGCTTTTTTAATTTTATCTTGTTGAAATGGAGATAAGTTTTTAAATTCTATTCCGATTATTCTGTTATAAGTTAAAGTATCAATCTGATCTGATGCTCTTTCTAATCTATTCTCTAAGTTATCATCATCAATGATTTTACCTTTAAATTCTTCTTTATAATATGAACTATCTACATAAGCCATATTTTCACATCCTCATAAAAAAAAGAAGTCCTAAATTCTAAGACTTCTTTAATTCTTTATTTTCAGCTTTAAGCTTTTTGTTTTCTTCTTTTAATTTCTCATTTTCTTCTTCTAATACATCTAATCTATCTTTTACCTCTTTATGTTTTTCATATGAAACTGACTTTCCTGCTCCATACTCTATTGTATTTCCTTCATCATCTAAAATATCATAACCTTGCTCTTTATAATATTTTTTTTGAACTTCATCTATTGTATAGACTTTATTACCTTTACTTGCTTTCATTTATATGCTCCTTTCTAACCTTCTGCTTCTGCATTAATAGCAATACCGCAAGCCTTATTTTCTATTAAGAAAGTATCTGTGTAATATCTATTTTGATAAATATATTTATCTGCTGTTCTACTATCTGTACCAGGAGTGAATACCTTCATATATGCGTATTTATCTCTTGATATAACACAACTTGGATGAACTAATATCATATTAATTTGCTTTGCATCTCCTGCAGCAACACATCCATTTGTAAAGTCATATTTTGTTTTCATTCTTGAACTTGGAACTTTGATAATAGTTACATCATCTAATGAATACACTCTTCTATCTATATTTCCGTTATTTTTATTAACATCAATATTTCTTGTTAATCCCTCTGCATTTTTAAGAAGCTTATTAATAGCTGGTATTACATAAAGCAGTCTACCTTCACTTGGAACACCTGCATCATCCATCTTTTCCATTTGGTCATCAAACCACTCTAATATATTCTTAGTTGTAAGAACTGTATTATCAATAACAGCTCCATTAGCTTTATATGTTTTAGCTTCTGAATAAAGTTTAGAATATCTATAACTATCCTTTTCTGGAATAGCTTGTTCTTCCTCAAATACATTTTGAATATTTGCCATTTCAAGAACTAAATTTGATTCGTCAATATCCATTGGATCTATTGGAATTTCTATATCTCTGTCATGTGTTAATTTCTTTGGTTCCCAATCATTAGAGAAACTTCCTGTATTAAACCCTATATTACTTCTATTATGGTCCTTATAACCACCTACTGTTAATCTTGGTAATTTAATAGTTTGTGCATTAATAAACTTAACTTGTGGATTAGATTGAGTTAATGCATAAGATGTTAACTCCCTTGAATATTTTTGTTGTAAATTTCTTTCAAACTGTTCAGCATAACTTATTACTGCCATTTATATCACTCCTAATCTTTTTATTATTTATTTCCAAAGGCTCTTGCTAATGCATCATCAATATTTCCTTTTTGTTTTCCACCATCAGCACCTATTTTAAAGCCTTTGTTTCCATCTTCATTATTCTTTTGTTGTTCTCCTTTAAAGCTTGGATATTTCTCTAGAACCTTATCAATAGCCTGCTCTATTGTAAGTTCATCAGTAACCATAGCTTTAGCAAGAATAACAACATCATCAACAGAATCAGCTATAACGCCTTTAGATAAACAAGTTACCTTTGTTTCAGCATTTAAAGCTCTTTCTTCTGCTTCTTGTTTAGCCTTTTCTGCATTAGTCAACGCTTCATTTTTCTTTTCATCTTCTGTCTTTTGACTTTCTTTCCAATCTTGATATGCCTTAAGTTCTTCTTTAGATAATTGCCCTTTCCTTTCTCTAGCAACTCTTTCTTTAATTAACCTATCAACATCAGCTTGAGTAAAAGTTTTTTCTTCTGGTGGATTTCCTTCTGTTCCTTCATCTTCTCCATTACCTTCTGATGAATTTCCTTCCCCACCATTTCCTGCTCCATCATCAGCAGCTAAATACATTCCTAATCTTTTTCTTAAATTACAATTTACTATAAACATAAATACCTCCATTTATAGCCTGTCGGCTGTTAATTCCATGCATAGTTTAAAGTCTTAAGCAAGTTTTGGACAAAATAAAAAAAGCCCTATTTCTAAGACTTTTTTAAAATATTATTTATTTTTTCTTCTAGATTTAATACTAATTCAAATTCTCCATCTGTAAAATTCTTAATTTTTTGCTTTCTTAATAGCAAATAAAATATATTATATAAATCAAATATATCCAAAACTATTTCTTTATCAACATAGTCTAACAGTTTTAATTTTACTTTATCAAATTCTTCACATTTTATACCTTCAAATTTAGAATGACTATAAGAACTTAAACAACTTGTTCTAGATTCATTTTCTCTTCCTTTTTCATTTAAATTTTTTATTCTTTCATTAAATCCACTGTTATCTATTATTGACTTATTAAATAATATTTCTTCCTTTAAGAATATAGATATAACTTTTTCTATCTTTCTAAAATCTGATATCTTTTTTTCTTCTAGTTTATCATTATCTAATTTAATCTGATATTTTAAAGTTTTTTTATTTACAAAGTATGTGCTAAAAGCTCCAACTATAGCTCCAATCAATGCTCCGCCTATCCCAACAATCAAATTAACTATATTTTCATTCATATAAAATAATCTCCTACTATATAATTTCTATATATTTTATTTCATTTTCATACAATTCATAACCTATTCCCTTAACATCTAATCCTATACTATCAACTTCTGGTTCATTATCCAAAGCTTGAGTATAGTCAATGCATTTTCCTTTAAAAACCTTACCGTTTTTACAAATAACTTTTATATATTTATCTACATATTCCCATAACCTCATAAAATCACTCCCTTCTCATGGGAACTATATGTGTTCCTTTCTTTGAATAATGCACTTTAAATCTATTTGTAATTGTTTCTTTATTTGTTCTATTATTAACTTCTACACCTATATCTTTATTGACTTTGATAATTTCTTTATTATCCCATTCATTATTATAATTAAGCCTTATTTCACCAGTACCAGCATAATTATTAATAAGTTCTTGAGCTTCTTCTAAAGATATAGTTAAATAACTTCTACCTTCAATATAATTGTTATGCCCTAATATATGCTTTCCTTGCTTTCCAACTTCTATTTTTAAAGGTTGATTAGTTTTTATATATTCTCTTGTTTCTTTAATTTTAGCATTCAGAGCCTTTTGCTTCAATACTTCTGCTTTTATATTGTCATCTTCAATATTTAATCCTGCTCTTGCTTCTTCTCTATTATAATTTCTTCTAAGTTGCTTATTTTCTTCTATATGCTTTCTTAATACATTTTGAAGTTCTTTTACTTTATTATGTGCTATATTCTTACTTTCTTCATCGCAAGTTCCAGCCTCAAATCTCTTCCATTTTCTAAGTTGTCTTTCATAATATCTTTGCTTTTGTTCCTTCTCATAAAGCTTAATAGCTTCCTCACCATCTGGAACTGCTGGAATTCTAGTTATGCCTGGAAAGTATGTTATTAATGTGTGTCTACAGTTAGGATGTAAGAATCCTTTTCCTACAGCCTCACTTAATAATGGATAATCTCCATCCTCTTTAATACCATGAGAAAATATATCATCAATCAATACTTTTCCTTGCCATGGTCCACACATCTTACAAGTATTAGCGTGTGCACTTACAACTACTAAATGTATTCCAAACTCATCTCTTTTCTTACCTTCACCTAAAAATGTAGCTCTTTGACTTGCTGTTCTTAAACACATTTCTGCATAACTAGCAATATTAACTTGTTTACCATCTTTATAAACTATACTATTTATCCCTTTGTCTAAGAAATCTTTAGTAGCCATATCTACAGATTGATTTATTGTCTTAGTGCCACTCTGTAAATACACATGGGTTTTAAATATAGTTTGTCTATAAACATCATCCATTTTTCTTAAAACAGAATATTGAGCCTTTTTTAAATCATTAGTAACAGTTTCTTGTAATGCATTAAGTTTCTTTTCATTGACACCAAAGAAATTAGTTTCTCTAGGAGGTGTACTCTCTTTTCCTAACTCATTTGCTATATATCCTTTAACTGTTTGAGTTTCTTTTATATCTTCTGGAAACTGTACCTTAACCTTATCAACTAAATCTTCTACATACTGTTGACCGCTAATAAACTTATCTTCTAATTCTCTATCTATAGCTTCTTGAATAGGCTTATTATAATTTTCAACTATCTTTTTATTTCTTTTTCTGTACTTTTCTAGTTCTCTAAGTTTAGTACGTTGCCATTGTTCCCAATTAAAGCCTTCTTCTTGCTGTTGTTTTTTGTGAAAATAAAAAGCCTTATGCATAGAAGATATTAAAGCAAGTTCCATTTCCTCAAATATCTTTCTTATGTCATAAGACTTATCTCTTTCTTTTTTATGATCTTCTAATATTTTTTTCTTTGTAATACCTTCCAGTACTTCACTTAACTTTGATGGATTATTCTTCTTGTCCATCTTCATTAACCTCTGAATTTAAATCTTCATCATCTACTGACTTAGGTTCATCAGCTTCAAGATAGCCATTCTGTTCCTTTATCCTATTAATTTCCTCTTCCTTTTCCTTATCAGTCCATGTATCTCCATACATTTCCTCTATACATTGCTCTATAGACATTACTCCATAACTTTTAGCCTTACCTACAGTTTCTACTACTGCATCAAAGCTAGGACTTGCATATTCCCCAAAAACAATACTTACTTCATATTCTCCAGCATTTCTTTTATTTAATATATCATTAGTTTTTAAAATTATATTAACTAACTGTGGTATAACTTCTGTTAAAATATCAACTAATTTTCCTCTTGTATATAGAGTAGTCTTTTCCTTTTCTCTTTGAGCTTCTGCATTATCTGTTTTCTTAAGGTCTATCCCTAAAGTACTTGGACTTACTATACCTTGTAAACACATATCAACAGCATTAGAATAACTTTCAACATAAGCTTCATATCTTATTTCAGCTTGTTTCATTTCTATTTCATTCTTTGCACCTTCTGATTTATCGCAACCAACTGCTATGAACTTATTATCAAAAGGATTAGGCTTTAATTTCATTCCGTTATTGGGATTATAAGGTATTAAATCCTCTGGTATATATTTTTGTACTCTTCCATCTCTTATTGCATCTATCCATTGAGATATAACTTCATCTAATGCATCAAATGAATCTGACTTAGTATCAAATATACTTTTACCTCTTCCCACAAACTTAGGTGATTTAAAAAACATTAATGGTACTGCCATTATAAAATCACCATTATATATTACATCTGCAAGTTCCATAGTTTCATCTAATATATTTAAAGAAACTTCATTACCATTACTATCATATAAATTATAATTAATATATCCTTTCCCATAGGTTTCAGCTAATTTATATTGTCTATTATTTTTAGTATAAAAAGTATAGAATTTTATTTCTTTTAATCTTCCTCTTTGAGTTATATATTCTACTTTATCACCATCAAAAAACTCTATTATAGGATAAGGAGATATATCAGTATCAATAGATAACTTAAAAGCTCCATCACCACTAACTAAAGTCGTAGCAATTATATCTCCTAAGTTATCATCAAACTTATTATCTTTTCTTATTTCTTCCCATAATGTATTATCAGCTTCTCCATTAACTTCTATATTATCTAAGTCAGACACAACTATATCACTTAACTTATCAGCTATCATTGCAGGTAATCCACTATGTATTTTTCTTATACTTAAATCTTCACTTGGAACAGCACTCCAAAACCTAGCTTTATTTACTGGATCACCACTTACATTCTTGAAAAATTGATCCAGTTCATAAGGTTCACCTCTATACCAAAGCTTATTCCTAATTAAATTAGTTTCATATGTATAAGCTTCTTGTATAGTTATAGGATTTGTTAATGCTGGTTGAACATTTAAATATTTAATTGCTGCTTTAGTTAACATACTCTTAATCCACCCCATTTCTATTCCTCCTTATAGTCTCCTATCATCTTCCTAAATGGTATCCAAGCATACTGACAAGAGTTAATTGTATGGTCGTTTACATCTTCTGGCTCGTATTTATCTTCTTTCCATGAATAACACCCCAACTCTCTTATATGTTCTTTGCAAGTATCTACAACATAATAAAATATTTTGCCATTAACATTTATCCAACCTAACATTAAATGTATTCTATCTAGTATAGTTACTTTCTTATAAGAGTTAATAAAGTTATACATACATGCATTAGTTCTCTTAAACTTCTTAAGCTCTGTTATTGTTGCTTGGTCAGCACAATCTATAAATACATCTCTAGCAAATCCCCAGTTCTTTCTATTCTTCTCTAAAAATTTAAAGAACTTAGGGGCTATATCACTAGGTGCTAAAGGTATTTCTAAATCTTTGTTATTATATACCTCTTCATCTAGCATTAATAACTCTTTCTTATCTGTAATACCTAAGAAAGTAAATGCAAATGTATCTGGACTATTCTGTGAATATGCTGTATCAAGTCCTGCTGTAAATTGAACAAATTTCATTCCTTTAGCTTTTTCTTTAGATATAACATTATTCTTTCTTTCAAAGTTAGAGAATATAAGTCCTGTTGCTCTACCTCTAAGACCTAATATTTTATTCTTATAAAGCTTTGTACCTTTAGGAGCACTTGTCTTTTTCTTCTCTATATCTTCATCAGATAAACTTGCATTATCATAAAAAGAAAAGAACCAATAAGTCCAATTAGGCTTTGGTTCCGATTTTAATTGTTCCATTATTTCTTTTGGAACATCACTCTTATATTTTTCTAATGGTCTACAACAATTAATAAATTCATCATATATAGGTAAATTAGGATCATCAGGATTAAGTGTCATCATAAGATAATCATTTCTAGTACATATTTCTCTTACAAACTCAATACTAGCTGTATTAACCTCATCTATAAGTACACATCCAAATTGAGAACCTAAAGCCATCTTCCATTTATCTACGTTATCATAACCTAGAATATATATGATTTTTTCTCCATTATTAGTTTTATACCTTATATGAGGTATTTTATTATCTTTATCTCCATTACCGTTATATCTAACTAAATCACCAAATACATCAGTAATTCCATACTCTTTTTGTATTATATTCTTTTCAGCAACACCAGTCGTTTTAGCTGCTATAACATGCATTTTCTTAGTAGATTCTGCAACCATCAACATAAACTTAAGTATTCCTACTGTTGTTTTTCCTGCTGCTGTTGTTCCTTCTAGCGCTTCTACTGGTGCTCTATATTCTAAAAAATCTAAATATTTATCAGATAATTTATATTCATCACTCATTTCTATTTCTTTCCTTTAGTTGTCCTAATATCGAATCTAATTTAGCTGTTGAATTAACACTTAAGTTTGTATCATTCTCAATCTTATCAACAAATAACCTATATCTTTTACCTAATAGCTCTGCTGCTTTAGTTCTATCTTGAAGAGATGCATCCAATCCAAACTGGTCTTTTTCTTCTCCTCTCATAACCTTTGTGAGGTACTGGAGAACTTCTTCACCTTTTGCTATTCTCTTTTCATCTAAGACTTTTATTCTTTCTTCTATATATGATTTAACACTAAGTTTTTCTAAGTTTTGACTTCCTTGCACATTAGGCTTTTTATATCCTGCCCTTCTTGCTGCTTCTGTTGCATTCCCTAATTCAATATAATAATCTGCAAATGCTTTTTGTTTTGGTGTAAGCTTCTTATTATCCATCTGCTCCACCTACTTCTTTATATATTTCAACTAATTTTAAAAGTATTTCTTGTTGTTTAAAATCACTTAATATTTCTACTTTAACTTTAGAATACTTATTAGGATCTTTCTTATCATCTGGATACATATTGTTATAATCTTCAACATCCATTAAGTGAAATAACTTATATACAGTACATACATTTCCTGTATTTTTGCTTACAAATTGTTCTCTATTCACTAAGTATATATATCCATAAATATTTAATCCTTTTATTAACTTATTTATTTTACTTTGTATATTCATTATTTCACCTTCTTTCTAAAATAAAAAGAACCCTCATGTCGAGAGTTCTAAAATCTATTTGATCCAAAACTTAATTTCTTTTAACCCTTTATAAGCCTTAGCCCAAGCACTATTTTCTTTTAAGAAATTTTCACCTTTTTCTGTAAGCTCTACATTTCCTTTAAATAATCTTGGTCTACCTTCATCATAATATACGTTCGAGATATATCCTTCTGTTTCTAAAAAACAAATCTGATTATCAAATATATCCTGTTCTACATCAAATATTTCTTCTGTTATAGGAAATTTACTAGAATCTATTTCTTTTAATATTGCATATCTTATTTTTTTCTTATTCATTTTCAACACTCCTTTATATATATTTTATAAAAAAGTATATTGACTATCAAATCAATACAATATATTTCTTAAACTTTCTATTATACTTTCTGCAACCTTGATGACTATACTATTACCAGCCATTTTATACATTTGTGTATCTGTCATGTCTTTGCCATAATAGAATTTATCCTCTAAAGCTTTTCTAACCTTCCAATAATCAGAATCATTAAATCCAACTAAACGCCAACATTCTAACGGAGTTAATCTTCTAACTCTACATTGAACTATTTTAGGAATACTATCAGCTCCAGTTACAAGAGTAGGACTTGCACCAAGTTCAGAAAATACTCTCTTATTCATCTGTCTTAATTTTGGATTATTAATATCTCCAACTTTAATAAGTCCATATTTACTTGGCTCCTTAAAGTTATTTATTCTTTTATGAACATTGTTAGTAAATTCTTTAATATACTCATTATCTTTACAATAATATTTTTCTTGTATTGATTTTTCAGTTATACTCTGTAAAGTTACTAAATTATCAGTACCTTCTTTAAATTTAAAATTCCTTTTATCTACATCTTTTCTTATACTAACAATGAAAATTCTTTCTCTAGAATGTGCTGAATTATAATTTATTCCATTTAATACTTTCCAATAAGAGTTATATCCTAATCTATCTAATTCTTTTATTAAGTTATTAAAATCATCTATAAACATCTTACTAACTAAGTTTTTTACATTCTCAGCAATAGCAACCTTAGGCTTACTTTCTTCTATTATTCTTAATGCTTCAAAAAGTAATCCACTTTTAGTTTCACCTTTTATTATTCCTTTACAACTTCCTGCTAAACTAATATCTACGCATGGAAATCCATATGTTATAAGATCTGCATATTTGCCTTTAGCTTCTACAATATCTCCTAGATTTTTTTCTTCTGAAATATTATGTAATATGCTATATGCATAACTTGCATATTTATCTTTTTCACAATAATTTATTATTTCATAATCAATATTTTTGTTAAAAATCGCTCTTTCAAAAGCTCCTATACCACTAAATAAACTTAAAACTTTCATCAAATTAATTTCTCCTTTAATTATTATTTGGGTTAATATATTTACACACCTTAACCATAACAATAATTAAAAAAAGAACCTAGACTAAACTAGATTCTTTAGTAAACTTACTAATAGCACTTGTAATCCCTATCAGTAGTCTTTATTTTTTACCTAACAGTATTGAGGAACTGTAACAAACCTATCCTTAGTTTTTCTCTAAGATAGCCGAGGTAATTCGACTAGATTGGAGGAGATAGAGAGACTTGAACTCTCGCCACATAGGTTAACAGCCTATCGCTCTACCAACTGAGCTATATCTCCTTAATGGTAGGAACTTAATCCTACCTATGGGTTAAAAGGGTATTGAAATTTATGAGAGGAAGGTAAAGGACTCGAACCTTCTTTAAGCATTTCCTACTAATGACCTTCCACGTTGCAGGGAACTTAATCCCTGCCTAATATAAAAACAAGGAGGCTTCACGCAATGAACTGATTCTTCAACCTGTCCACATCTATATTCTAGCACAACATTTTGGGTATTTGTTGGGGGTAAATTGGGTATAAATTGGGGGTGTTTTATATTCTAAATTTTTCTTGCTTACACCTATCTATAAATATAGTTTTACCTAATTTAGTTATTGCATCATGCCTTATTTCTTTTCTTACATAATCTACATTAAATCCTAAAATAGATGCTACTTGATTCCATGATAAAGTATTTCTATTAGTATATTTAAACTCTATTAACTTTCTCTCACTATCATTCATTCTTTCTACTGTACTATCTATTTGATCCTTAAGTGTTTTCTTATTATTTAATTCTATTGATAATCTTCTTATTTCTTTTTCTTTATTTATTACTTCATTCTCTACTGCACTATTAAATTTATTAGTTGCTTGTGTTCTTTCTTCATATCCTATAGCTCCACAACCTTCATAATTATTCTTTATATTATTTATTTCTAATTCTAAGCATCTTATTTCTGCTTCTAGTTGTGGATAACTATAAAGTATTGCTTCTGTTTTTCTGAATATATTCTTATCTATCATTTAATCACCTACTTCTTAAACCTAAAAAACACTATAATATTTTTATATTATAGTGTTTTTATATTTTAAACTTACTATCTTTTATATTTTTAATTTTTATATTATCACTATCTCTAGAAATTAATTCAAATTCATTTTTATCAAATTGTATTATATTATCTTTTATTGATATAATATTAGATGTCAAATAACCATCATTAGATGAAACTAATATAACCTTATTATCAATCTCTTGTTTATCACCTGGAAATATAGCTAATGTAGATCCAAATCCAATAAATATAAGTGCTATTCCTAATAAGATAATATTTATTTCAAATATGCTTATAATAATTTTAGGAATATGTTTCTTATCATTAAATATTTTATTTAGAATTTTTCGTCCATCCTCTAAATGCTTTTTATTTAAAATATATATAACTTTTATAAGTATAATCAACAAAAATAAGCTCATAGATATACCTTGAAGATATATAAAAAATATATCTAATTGCTCACAAACACATGAAATAACACTAATAAAAAAAACTGAAATTAAAAACATTATTATTTTCTTTGTTTTAATTTTATTTATTATATAAAACAAAATTAGAAACACTGAAAGTAAAAAATAAACTAATATAAAATCCATAATTTTAAAATCCACAATATTAAATATCATTTTTAATGGTATCCCTAGAGTATTCATATATCCATACTTTAAGAAAAATATCATGATATAAGCAAAACCTATACTAATACTAATTAATATTCCTAAATCTAATATATTATTAATATTCCTAACTTCGTTTTTAAGCCATTTAAATATTTCCATATTAACTCTCCATTTTACAAAATATACTAATATTATAATGCTAAACACTTTTATATTCAATTTTTAAAGAACTACTTTAATTCATAAAATTTAATTTGATTATACAAATTTTAATTTCTCTATATTATGTATTATCTTAAACCATGTAAAATAACAATATTTTTTCATTAAATTATTTACTTAATAAAAAAAATCTTTCTAACTCATATCTAAATCTAACTTTCTTTTTAACTCCTTCAATTTCTATTCCATTTTCTATACACCATTTAACTGGAATACTCTTTCTCTCTGCCTTTGTTACGAACTCTTGTACATTTTCTACCTTAACAGTATAAATCTTCTGTAATGGCCTAAAATTAAACATAAAATATGGTTCTATGTTTTTATAGTTACTTGCCTTTAACATCTCTTCTAATTGTGTCTTTCTTATCCCACTTAAAGGAATACTTACCCCGTTATAGCTCTTAAGTTCTAATAAAAATAATTTATTCTCTGCAAATACTTGAAAATCACAAATATTATGTGCTTGAAATCTTACATTCTCATTTTTAGTGCCTTTAAAATTAGCTGTACCATCTTTGAATCTATATATAAAATACTTTTCTGGAATTGATTTTTTAAAATCTTCCTCAAATCTTTTTCCTTCATTCTTCAACTTACTACACCTGCTTCTAACATTTCTTTAGTTACATCTATCCATTGTTTATTAACTCTTACTTTAAGAACATTTTGATTATGATCAATTACATCTGCTAATTGAATACAAGTTTCGTATTTATCTAAATCTAATAAAATATAATTTTTATATATCTTTTTTACTACGCCTATATGCTCTATTGAATTTCTATTACGCCCCATTCCATCTTTATGAATTAACTTTACTTTATTTCCTTCTTTTAATTTCATATCCTCACTTCCTATTTATCATTTGATTTTCATATGAGAATACAGTTTTAAAACTGTACCCTCATACTTATATATTTCCTAATTAAGCTATTATTTTAATATTTTCAACTTCTTTTAATTCTTCTTCTAAATACTCTTTTATATTTTTAATAGCTTCATTTCTCCAAGCTCCACCATCTGCTTCATATATTGCTGCACTTGGACCTTCTTTCATTCTAAATATAAATTTACTAATTGGTTGTTCTACTTCTGGAAATGTTCTATAAGGTGCTAGACTTACTGGATTAGGTACTATAGCTTGTCCTACACTTGCTACACCAGTTTTAACTGTTACTTGTTGACTTACTCCATCATCACCTATACTCTTAACATTTTCATCTTGTACTAGTCCTGTATATTGTAATAATGCTTTTTTATCTCCTGCATCTACAAAAGAACTTTGTAACATAATATTAAATCTCTCTGTATCTAAAAATCTATCATATTGAACGTTGCTTGGTAGTATTGCTTCTGCTTCTACAAATAATTCTCTTTTTCTATCTTCATTTAATGGACTAAATAACTTAACTGTTTCATGTGATGCCACCTGTATTAATAATTCACCTTTTAACTTATCTACATTTCCTTTTATATAATCAACTAATCCTGTAAGTGTTGATACTGTAAGAGCATTTGCTACTGGTTCTGTAACTCTACTTAAACTAACTCTTGAATATGTTCCTTGTGCTAATTGAATTATTGGATCATCCTTTTCTCCTAAGTTTACTAAATATTCCATTGCTTCTTTGTTCATCATTTTATTTTCCACCTTTCAATTTATATAAATTTTATTATTTTACTAATTTAATACCTTCTAAGTTTATAGGTTCTTTTTCTTCTGCTGTTGTAAGTATTTCCCCTGTTTCTTCATTTACTCTCATAGCACTTTGTCCTGGTACTTGTTTCTTATATTCACTTGCTAATATTCCACCTTTTCCATCTGTTCCAATAACAATTTTTGTTGATAATGCTTTACTTGGTGCCAACTTAGGTTTAGCCACAATAGCAACTTCTGCTAAATCTCTAGACTCATCTGCAACTAATGTCATATCTATAGTTAATTTTCTTTTTACACCATAATCAGTATTTGGATCTGATATATTTTCTAGTACCTGTTTTAAAGCTATATTTACCTTTTCTGCTAATGCTCCACCTGCAAATGTTTCTAAATTAATCATGTTTTCCATCTTAAATACCTCCTATGAAATTTCAAGTTCATTTCTAAGCCATACAAGCTTAGATCTTAAAATTTCTATTTCAACTTTTATATTTTCCATTGAACTTTTGCAAACATAGTAATCATTATTTGCAATATCTCTTTCTAATCTTAATCTTGATATTTCTTCATCACCTCTAGATAAATCTCTTATTAAACTAATTTGAATCTTGTCCATTTTTAAACTAAATATCTTTTTTGCTAATGCAATTCTATAAACTCTTTCTGATTCAGCCTTCTTAAGTCCTAATGTTTTTAGCTGTATATTCCCTTTAGTTAAAGCAGCTATACACATGTCTAACTTATCCATTAATTCATCAGGATTCATTAAATCACCTCTATTCTTTTATTTAATTCAACCTGTAATTTAGGCACATACTTAGAAAGAATTATATTTCTTTTAAAGTCATCATTAGCTTTTATACTTATTACAGATTCTTCTTCATTTATTTCTGTATCTATAAACCATGTTTTATATCCTACATCTCCAACTAATTCATAAAGTTTTTGGTGAGTTGGGGTAGGAAGGATTAGAGGAGGAAGTTTTTGTTCTTCATCCTTTTCCTCTTCTTTAGTTTCCTTTACTTTACTTTTCTTTTCTTTACTTTGGGGATTAATGTCGTCATTAACTTCAATTGGAGTAGAGTTATTGTCAACAATAATTAAGTTTTTGTATACATTAACTGTTTCATCATCTAAAAGTAAGTATTTTTTATCAATTTTCACCTTCTGTCTACGACCAACTGCTTCTAAAAATCTACGTTGAATACCATCAGATGTAAGTATATGGTATTTTTTATAAGTATTAATGTTGAATAAACCCCACTTAATACAGTCATTAATGATTGCATTAACTTCATTAATGTTTACATTAACTCTCTTTGAAAAAAGTAATTGTTCTTTTTCTGTCCACTCATAGAAATACCCATTTTTATAAATTTTCATAAAAAGTTTTATTACTATAGCAAAACCTTTGATACCATGTTGAGCTTCTATAAGTGCTATTTTGTCATCTTGGTCCATATCTACATCTAAAGGAAAATAATCTAATCCTGTTTTCTGTGGTCTTGCCATATCATCACCTTACTTAACCTTTCCTTTATTATGAACCTCATAATCATATCTATTTTCTTTTAAGAATTTGCTTAAAGCTTGGATCATATTCAAATTATGTTCTACATGAATATCTACAAAAAATTTATCTTCTTTAACTTCTTTTTTAAGCTCTTCATTCTTCTTACTTGAAAAATCTAAAGGCACTTGAATAGATTCTTTTTCTTTCTTAATTTCTTGCTTAGTATTATTTTCTGCATTTAATATAATTTCATATTGTTTATTTATTTCATTTAAAATCTTTTCTAATGGATAATCTTTTAATACATAAACTTTAAATTTTTCATAATCTAACTTTGTATTTATAGTTTCATTTACTCTATCAATTTCATTTTTAACTGCAACTTCAAGCATTTTAATTCTTGTTTTTTTATCTTCCTGCTCTCTTTTAAGCATCATTGCTCTCATTTCAACATCTTCTTTAATGCTTTTTATACTTCCAGTTAATTTTAAATAACTATCTTTTAAATCCAATTTATATGCAAATTCTTTTTCTAATTCAAAGTCTTTTATAGCTACATTAATTATTTCTAATACTTTTTCTTTCTTTTCTTCTCTGCGTTTATCATCAAATACCTTTATTCCTTCTTTTATTGGTTTCTCTACATCTGATATAAGGCTAATAAGTTCCTTACAACTACCTTCAAAATCCTTTATAGGTGCTTCCATTTCTCTCTTAATATCTTTTCTATAATTATCTATCTTAGTCCTAAGACTTGCTAAATCTCTTTGAGTTGCTTTACAGTCCTTTAAGCCTTCTTCTGTAACTATAATCCCCTCATATTTTTTCATTGTTTCTTGTAATGATCCTTTAACTTCATCAAAGTTCATTGTTATTACTGGTAACTCTTTATTTATTTGTATCTCTTTCATTTCTAAACCCTCCTAAAAATCAAAGTTTTCCTCTTCTTTTTCTTTCTGTTCTATAGCCTTTTCTCTTTCAACTTCTTTATTCTTTTGTCTCGCTTCTTCATCAGCTTTTTTCTTCTTTTCCTCTATCTTTGCTTTCTTTTCCTTAAAGCTTTTAAGACATTCATTAAACATGTCATTTGTTATATCTTCAACCTTCTCAACATTAGCCCAAGCCAAGAAACTCTTAATATCTGTTTTTGTTTCTGATATTAATTTATTTATAGTGAATACATGAGCTTTGCTTATTTTTTGACTAGCAAATGCTGCTTCCTCATCTATTTCACCGGCATCTATTACATCTGATTCTGCTATTTCAAAAGCCATCATATATAAATATCTTCTAGCAAAACTTTGTGTTCCTCCAATATTTTGTATAGTGCTACATCCTTTTAATTGTGCTACTTCCACTGGTGTACTCCACTCTCTTTTAATATCCGGATTATCTGAATCTATTACATAAAGAAACGATTCTTTTTCACCATACTTAAATTCAGTGTAAAGTCCTATGTTATTGCAAATTTCATTTATATAAGGTAGAAAATCTCCTAGTTCAAAATACTTATAGTTTGAATACTTATTATGTCCTGTTTTCTTTAGGTCCTTTTTTTGAAGTTCTACCCTTGCTTTCTGTATCTTTTGAAATATATTCAATTTCTTTTCTTCTGCCATTTATACCCCTCCTAATCATCTGATAACTTAGTTAAAAAATATAATTTATCTTCATCACTGTTATATTCAATTCCATCTAAGTAAAAACTTGGATTTTCAACATCATAAACTTTATAGTTTGATTTATTAAATTCTTTAATCTGTGCATTTATAGAATTTATTAATATGTCTAAAGCACTCATAATAACCTCCTAAATGTGTTATAATTTACTTGAATGTTTTTCAGTGCTTTGGTTGTTTTGGTCGACGCCAAGGCACTTCTTCTTTTCTTCTTCAATTAAAGCTTTATAATCTTCACCAGTTCTCTCGAATTTAGCTTGTACTATATTTGAAAGCTCTATTGCAATTTCTAAAGCATTTCTCATAAACTAATCCTCCAAAGTTATGGTTTTTATAAAACTTTCCCTTTCTTTCTTACTCATTCCTAAACCTAAAAGACTTCTTATAAACTTAATCACTCTTTATCACTCCTTAAACTTCCACTAAAATTCTAGCGTTTTTACCTTTTCTTTTTGCTATTTTTCTTTTGTAAGCTTTGGTCTTATAATACATAACTGTCTTTACTTTTATATTTTGTTCTTTAGCTATTTGATATATAGTTCCCATACATAATAGCTCTTCACCTTTATATAAGGCATACATACTTTATTCCTCCTTATTTATTTCATCTAAGACATCATCAATATCTTCATCACTCCATCTTGCAGGTAGTTCTCCATATAAAGGTACTTTTTTTATAATCTCATCACATAATTCTTTGTGAGGACATTCTCTGCAATAAAAAGTATTTTTACAACACTCACGCATGTTTTCTATCTTTTTTCTTTCCAATTTAATTTCTCCTTTTAGTCAGCTAAGATAAAAATTTTATCTACTACCTTTCCATTAACTAACTTCTTAAATTCATGTGTTTTATTTCCTTGTGGATCTTGTCCCATTCCCGCATACTTCCAACCTTCAATATTTCCTACTTTATTTGAAAGTATCTTCTTATGTTTAAGTGTCAAACTCTTTAATCTTTTCACTTTCTTCCTCCTTAATATAAAAGTACTACTGGATTAGTAAATAATATAAATCCTGTCAATCCACTTAAAGATATTATTAAGTACTCTATTCTTTCTTTTCTATTGACTGATGTAATATACTTACTTGCTGCTATACAGAATGTTATTATCTGTAATAAAGCTACTATTGATATTATTAGATACTTCATTAAGTTCATTAATCATCACCTATCCTCTTTACTACCTCAACGTTATTAAAGAACCAATTCAATGCAAATATTCTTAATTCTTCATAATCTAATACTTCTTCATCATCAATTTGCTCTAAGAATTCCTTTTCTTCATTTCCTATTTGATATATATCAATCCATGGATATCTCTCATCTTTTTCAAACGAAATTCCACTTATTTCTACAACTTCTATACTTGTTGTATTTATCTCTATATTTGTATCTGTTGTTTTAATTTTTTTACTCATTTAAATTACCTCCAATTTTTATCCAAAATTTATATAACCATTAATCATACTTTTCAATAGTTGGTAATACACCTTCTGATTTTAATAATTCATAAATGAATAACCTTCCTTTTTGTGTCCACTTTGTATTCATTTTTATATCTAATCTTCCATCACTTCTAATAATCTCTTGAGTTTCAGAAGCTGTATACCCTTTACCTTGATGATTTCTATATAATAACCATTGATCACTTTGTTTATATTGCACTTTTAATTCATGCAACATTTTATTTAACGCTTGTCCAGACATTCCATAGTCTTTTGCAATTTGAGTTATTGTAACCAATCCAGTATTTTTTAAGATTTTATCTGTATAATCAGCTCTTGGTTTAAGTTCACCTATTATTTGAGTTTGTTTTTCATTTATTTCATTTAAAATTCTATTCTTTTCTCTTTCTTCTTTTAACTTTGTTGCTGCTGCAATAAGTAAATCTGGATTATCTAATAGTTCATCTGTTGCATACATACCATTCTTTCTTATACTTGGTAATATTTCTGATGTAACCCATCTTTTAAACTTCTTTGTATTGGGTAATTTGCTAGAAATTATTAAACTATAAAGTCCACTTTCGTTTATTATTGTTAATTCTTGCTTTCCTCCAAGGGTATCGCATTTTGCTACCCCCTTATCTTCTTCATCAATATGCTTTCTTATCGCATCATTAATATTTTTATATCCTAATCTTTCTGCTACATCTTTACCTACAAACCAAGGTTCTCCATCCTTGTTTAAAACTCTAACTTGTCCAAATTCTGCATTATTAAAAATTTGAATTTGTTTTCTTACTAAATCAGTTCCTTTTCTTAAAACCTGTTCCATTATTATTCCTCCTTAAACTTTTCTAATATATTTAATCCTTCAACTCCAAAACTTGAAATTTTCAATATAAACTTAATTAATTCTTCTTTTTCACTTTTTAATTTATTAATCTCATTTACCAGCATTCTCCTTTCATAAACCGACATAGGATTTTTATTAAAGTTTTCTATATTTACTATTTCCTCTAATGCATATCTAGGAGTTGGAATATTAGGATTTCTAGTTATAATTCCATCCTTTTCATATCTATATATAGTTCTACTATCTAAGTCCCATCTTTTTGCTAATGTTTCTCTACTTATCATCACTTGATTTTCCATATTAATTACCCCGTAATCTTAAGATCCTTAAAAATATCATCTATTTTACAGTTATAAGTTTTTGCCATTCTTGCAATTAGTTGAGCACTTGGATTTCCCCACCCTTGCTCAATCTTATAAAATGTACTTTTACTTATTTTTAATGCTTCTACCGCTTCATCAGTTTCAAGACCTGCATTAATTCTTCTTAACTTAATTGGCGTTATCTTCATTTGTATCACTTCCTTATGATTAATTTATTTTGTTAGGTGATTAGCTTGTCTTAGCTTGTCTTTATATTATCGCAAAATGTGATAATAATAAACTTTTATTATATCCTATATTGCGATATTTTTAAATATTATCCTATTCTTTCTTCAATTTTCTTTAATTTTCTTAAAATTCCTATTGAATTTATCCTATTTTGTGATAATATTATCCTTAAGAGGTGATTAATTTGTTAGGTGATAAAATTAAAAACTTAAGAAAGAATAAAAGCTTAACCCAAATGCAACTTGCTGAAAAAATAGGTATAGCACAATCAACATTAGGTATGATTGAAAGTAATAAAAGACCTGCTGGAAGAAAAACTTTAATTAAATTAGCTGAATTTTTTGATGTTACAGTAGATTATTTACTATCTGAAAATACTGATGAAGAAAATATTCCTAAAGAAGAAAAATCTTATAAAGAAAAAGAAATTGATACAATAGCAGCGCATTTAGAAGAAAAAAATTTAACTCCTAAAAAAGTTAAATTATTAAAAGATTATATTGATGCTCTATTTGATGATGATGAATGGTAATCCTAAAGGGGGATTTAAAATTGACATATGATGAATTATTGATAGAAGCTACCAAAGATGGTTTAAAAATAAAAGAAAAACCTTTATCTTTAGGATTAAAAGGTTTATATAAAAATGGAAAAATAATAATTGACAAAAACTTAAAGACTAATAAAGAACGTAGATGTATTCTTGCTGAAGAAATCGGACATCACCAAAAAACTTATGGAAATATAATAGATGAAAGTGATATTTCTAATAAGAAACAAGAAAGAATTGCTAGAATATGGGCTTATAAAAAATTAGTTGGACTAACTGATATAATAAGAGCCCATAAATATGGTGTTAAAAATAGATTTGAATTTGCTGAATACTTATGTGTTACAGAAGAATTCCTTGATGAAGCTCTTTCATATTATAAAGATAGATATGGATTATGGTATGAGATTGATAATTATATTATAAGATTTAATCCACTAGGTGTACTTGAAAAATTTCAGGACTTCTAGTGATTATTTATAAATCAATAAGAACATATATTCGATAAGGAGTGTGATTTTATGACTTACAATACTACTTTCAGGCAAAAGGATAATGGTTGGCAAGTAATTGTTTCTTATAAAAATCAAAATGGTAAATGGAAACAAAAATCTAAACAAGGTTTTTCCACTAAAAGAGATGCAAAAAAATTTGCTGATACAATAATTGAAACCTTAAAAGAACAAATCAACTTAAATATTCAACCAGAGTTTGAAGGAATAACTATTGGGGAATTAAAAAAAGAATACTTAAAACACATATATTTGCATAGAACTTTGAATACTTATAATAACTACAAACAAAGTTTAGCTAAATTTACTTTTGATTCTCTTGAAGTCTCTAAAGTAAATCTTATTGATGTACAAAAATGTGTTAATGAAATTATACCTTATTCATCACCTAATACTTTAAACCGTAGAATTACAGTATTTAAATGTATGATGAATTTTGCTAAAAGACAATATAATATACCAATTAAAAATTTTAGCAACATTGATATTCCTAAAGATAAATCTGAAAGTAAAAGAAAAGCTCTTAATAATACAGAAGTTAAAGAAATACTTGATTTCTATTCAAGAAAAGATAGTGATTATCAAATTGTTGTTACTATAGCATTAAATTGTGGATTAAGAGTTGGAGAAATTATGGGGTTAACTTGGAATGATATAAATTTCAAAGAAAATTATATTTCAGTAAATAAGCAATGGCAAAAGAAAAAAGATGGATCATTTGGATTTACAGAATTAAAAAGTAAAAATTCTAATAGAATAGTTCCTTTACCTCATAGTACTAAAAAAATATTATTAAACATAAAAAAATCTCGACCTTTAAATATAGATCAGAGATTAATAAGTTCTAATAGTTCTAATAGCATGAGAACTAATTTAGATAAACAATTACGAAAAAAATTTGATACATGTATACATGAACTTAGGCATACTTATGCAACAAAACTTATTGCAAATGGATTAGACTTTAAAACAGCTGCTCATATACTAGGTCATGATGTAGAACAAACTATGAGAATATATTCACATGTAACAGATGAAATGTATAATAAAGCAGCTGAATTAATATCTAATTTATTTTAA